GCATAGATAGCCGACATGTTGAATTCCCAGCCACGCCGTGAAGCATCGCGTTCTGGCTCAACCCGAATTGGTTGACGCCAGTCGATTGCCATTGCATCGCGCGGGAAGATTCCGCCCCTGAAGTTAGTGCCAGATGTTTCAACAGAAGCAAACACCTCGTACATAGGCACGCCGCCAGCGGTCTGGACATAGCCCTTGCGCTGCATTTCTTCCACGAACCCAATGCCAGACGGCATGGTTGTGGCAGCAATGCTCGCGGCCTTGCCTAACACCTGGTATTGGTATCCGTGAAGTACATAGCTCAACGGAACACTAACCGACTTGTTGACGTTGTGTGCTTGCGCGATACCGGCAAATACACGACCCCAAGAAATTGTCGCAGTTCCAGCCCCAAGACTTCCGCCCGTCAATGACGGCAGAAGGTCAATAAGATCGCCTTCGACCTTATCCAATGCGGCAAAACCTAATTCCCTCGCAGCATCACGAATGATGTTTTCGGGCAGGTCGGATGCCGCACGGGCATCAGTAACAAAGAACTGCAAGCCAATTTGTTTGGGGGTTAATGTCTGGTCGGCAGAAGGCGTGAAGGCGTTGGATGTCAGATCATCCTCATCGCCAATTTCCTGTGCCGTACCGGCATTATATTTATATGATTTACGCGTATTCATTCCAGTTGCATCCCTGAACACAGTTATCAGGTTTTGCATAATACCCATTTCGCGTACAATGAAATAGGCATCGTGCTGGATTGATTGCGCGATACTGGAGACATCACTCCAGGTATTTAGATCAGCCATAGTTTCCCCTTATTAAATTTGACTACCAAATAAGCGCTTGAATTGCTGCTCTCTGGTTTCCTGTATGGATTGATTGCTGCCCGGATTAGTGGTAGATATTGTCGTCTTTGTTTTTGGAAGTTCGTCCAATAGTTTCTTGGCGTCCGCTTCCAATTCCTCGGCACTATCCCCCTTCAGGCGGTCAATCAATACTTCAGGCAATTCAACCTTTGCGGCAACTTCACGCTTCAGTAATGATTTGCGCGCCTCTGCCAATTCCTTCTCGGCATTCGCTGCCCGAAGTTCTAATTTTTCCTTCTCGGATAGTTCGGCTTCTTTACGCGCTTTTTCTTCATTCTCAAACTTTTCCAGTTTGGCATGGACGCGGGCCGCTTCCTCTTCCTTATTGGCAACGGTCCGTTGAAGTTTGTCCAACTCTGCTTTAAGTTCTGTTTTTGTGCGCTTGTCCTCATCGGGCAATTTTGGCACATCTGGCAAATCTCTTGCCGGTTCTTTTGGAGATTCGATCTCCGGTGTTTCTACCTTCTCGGTAATTTCGTCTGCCATCTCGGCTATTCCCCTTTCGTGATTAACTGCAAAAAACCCGCTTCATTTCTGAAAGCGGGTTGGTTATGCGGCTTTACTGCGGGTTGCCGGGACTATGTAAGTGCGGGCTGGATTAGTATGTTACGTGAATATAACCATTGCTCTTATTTTACCACAGATTAGTCGCCTTTGCACTTGTCAATACCCAATAGTTTTTCAAGGGCGGCTTTCACCATGCAAATCGCCCTGTAAATTGTAAGCCAAAATTCTCTGTTATCAGTCATTCACTAAATCCTTTAATGGAGTTTCAACGCGCATAGTTCCATAAACCGCGTCATCCACCTGTTTTGAAAGTTGGTCAAATAATATTCTGCCCTCACGCAACACTTGTGCTTTCTGAATGCCTAATGACTTGTCCTGTTGCGCTTCGGACAATGACTTGAAATAATCCTCCCCGCGTGTCGTCCACCCGCCCTTGACGATACTGTCGAACGCCAGCGAACTTGTGGCGGGTATCATCGTACAGCGCCCGTTGTAATGGTCGTCCATAACTTCGGTGGACGGGAATATCTTGCCGTGAAGTGAAAGGCAGGATCCGCACGTCTTTTCGTCAAGGCTTGCGTACCAGCACCAATAATTAATTCCGTTGGCGATATAACCAAGTCTGGTTGCTTCCCTGTGTGCCCATAACTGTGTGGTGCGTGAAGCGCGAATGGCGTCCGTGAGTTCCACCCCAAACGCCCGTGTTATATCGTGTCCGATTGTTACGGGATTCTTGCCAAGACTAACGCCTTCAAGTATTGCCTTAATCACGTTATCCCGTGCGTTGCCAGCCCATAATCCTATCCGTTCATACAGGGCGGTGTCGGGTTGTAAGAATCTGGTAATCACATCCAGCGCGGTTGGCTCAACGGGTTTCAGCCCCCATTCCTTCGCAGACGCAAGCCCTAACAATGCCGCAGCTTCAATAGCCAGCCCAATGGTTACCTTGGCATAGTTGCTGAAGCCCGTTAATTGCTCATCCATTGCAATAACAAGTTGCTTGAATTCCTTTGTGCGTTTAAGGGCATAGGGCGTTATGTCGGGGAGTGCTTCTAATAGCAATTCAATATTATGCAGGTAGGGGCGCATTTGTTTATAGTTGCCCTGATACGCTTCTATCAGTTGGTTGGTGTATTTCGATTCCTGCTTATTTAACGCTGACTGAATGCGCTTGATTACAGCCAGCCAGTCAACGGGTTGCTTAATGGGTGGCTTCATTAGAATATTATTTCCATGATAACAACAATCACGGTGCCAATTAATAAACCAAACAAAAACGATCTGGTTTTATTGGCAAGTATGTATTCAAACCAATCATATTTATAAACTTTCATTATTTCCTCTGTATCGCCGGCGTTATTTCATGCGCACCGAACGGGCGTCCGTTGCAATAATCGCAAGCCATCAATATATCAAGATCTAAAAATCGTTTTATGTCTGCTCGTTTATCCAACAGCACGGCGTCAACTTCGCTTTCCCATATAGGAATGGCGTCCAGCCGCGCCACGTTAGCGGCGAAAGGACAGCGATATAACTTGCCGTTGGATAGCGTTGTCAGGTTATGCACACAGCATTCACTAAATACTTGCTTATTTGCTTCGGTGCTTCGGTTGTGTCGCTTGATGTCTGAACATGCCGTCCAGCCCTCCACCTTCTGCACGTGATAAGGAATGCCGCGCGCCTTTAGTTCATCCACTAACGTCAAAGTATTTAGGTAGCCGTAATCGGTAATCAAAACCATCACCTTGTTATTATCATCGTACCCATACATCGGGTGCTTGCTATTATCCACAAGCGCGTCAAGGTGTTTGGGTACGATCGTGCCGTTGGTGTATATCACCACGTAATGTAATTTCGGTTCTTCTATTAACCGCTTGACGATAATGTGCCAATCCTTGTTCATAAACGGCTCTCCGCCTATAACCCGCACCTCATTAACTTCATCCACCACGCTGAATAACTTGTCAATGGAATTCAATAGTTCATCCGTGCCAACATCATTCGGGTGTTCGTAGTATTGCATAAGGTTGGAACAATCCTTACACCTCAACGAACAGCGCTCCGTGATGATAAGGTCAACGGAATGCAGGAATAGTTTTTTGCTGTCCAAATCATTAACAAATGCGTTTTGACAATTTACGGCGGTGTTGATTGCGTACCTCTCAAAATCGGACGCGGGCTTATAAACCGCTTGATTGGCAAGGTAATGCGCGCAAGTCGTCCACTCGTAATCATCCAGCGCCTTCACCACATCCCGTACATCCGCCACGCTGATGATAATAAATGCTTCCGAGAACATCTTCTTGAATCGTGTCGGCGACAACACGGGTAATCCTATACACATGTGCTTTTGGGGGTTATTGTCAATGAATGCAACTGCTTTTACGCCCGCCTTGACTAATGCCTGCCCGACTATACCCGCGCCGTAGATGACTATTGGCACTTTGCCCTCGCCTTGCACGCCCACATCAACGGCGTAATCAATTTATATTTAATCAATAGCGGTATCACCTTGCTATCACCCTTCGCTGGCTGATAATAGGCAAGTCCGCGCTGAATGTCATCATCATAGACTATCAACTTAATCAATTGCTTCACCTTATCCTTATCGGCTTCTACATCCAAGTCGAAATACCTTACCATCTGCCTGATAGCAAAACTGACATTCGCTTGCCCCGCCAATGGGATGGTGTTAATTCCCTTTGTGATAAGGTAATAGCATACGGCACTTACGGCGGTCTTGAAGCGCAACGGGTCAAGATATATGTTCCGTTCGCTTGACGGGTGCTGGTTGACATAGAAGTTATAGACGTGCTTTCGTACATATTGCACGCTATTGCAATGCCGTAGATAATCCATAAGGAACAGGGAATCCTCGAATATCCTTAACTTCGTGTTGAATCTAATAAAGTTGGTCTTGATAATGGAAGTCTTAAATAACCGCCCCCACACATACACGAACATCGAATAACCACTTGGGCGTTTCAGATAATTGGTAAGATAGCCAACGATGTCCCCGCTAATCATGTGCCAATCATCATTGCATAGAAAGCGGGCAGGGCGGTGGCTGATGATGAAATCGCCAATTACCATGTCGGCTTGTCGATTAGATAAATTCTCTAATGCGTCAGGCGCAAGCCAATCATCAGCGTCCACGAATGTTATCCATTCACCCTTTGCCTTATCTATGCCATAATTGCGCACCACACTTGGACCCCCATTTTTGACGTGAAATACCTTCACCCTTGAATCAAGCGCCTCGAACGTATCGCACATATCCCCGCTTTTATCGGTTGATCCATCGTCAATAAGGATGACCTCAATATCCATGTACGTCTGGGATAACACGCTGTTAATGCACCGTCCAAGATAATCCTGTGCGTTGTATATCGGTATGATGACGCTAATCATTTAATATATTCCAATCGTGGGATTCCATCCTCAATAATCCCATAAGTCCCTGTAAATGTGATACTGCCAACGTCTAATGCCCATGCCTCTTTTGGCTCATGGGTATGTGCGTGTACCACCTTTTTACCCTCGTATATTTCCCTTGCTTCTTTTAGCCCGTTAGAACACTTGTTGTTATGCCCGTGTTCATACCTAATCCCATCTATTTCAACAAATGGGTATCCGCTTTTATCGTGGTTTCCTTTTATCGATAAGTAGAATGGTGTATCTAAACATAGCGGATAAGCAGAACAGACGCTTTCTTTTGTGTCATAGTATGCCTCCCAATAATCGCCAAGATTTACCACTTGGTCAAAGTCGCCTGCGTGCAATATTTCTAATAACTTCTCATAATTAGAATAATCAATATGTTTATCAAATAACAAAATTTGTGATTGTGGTGTTGCAAAGTGGGTACAACCAAACGCTAATACTTTCATTTCACCACCCACCCATTCGGCATATTGCCCCACGCCAGTATCCCTTTGATTTCCCTTCCCGCTTCGTCTCGCCAGGGAGTTTCAGGTGATGATTCGGCGTGCCAGAAGGCGCTAAACGTGCGATAACGACTGCCCTTGCTGACAAGATAATAGCCAAATTGTGGCGGTGTGTATTCAGGGTAGGGCAACCAGGTTATTGTTTCTCGCTGTATCATAATTTAGTGTCGTCAATCGCATAAACTCTGAATGTGTACCCTGCGGTAAAAATGCTTGCCACTTCCTCTTTTGTGGCGGACAACTGACTTTTATTTATTAATATATTCATAGGGTTTACATTTGCCAGCCATTGAATTGTTGCATACGCCTCTAACCAATACCTTGTAAATGATTTAATGTAATGATTGCCCCTGACATCAATGGTTACTTCTAACATCAGTGCTTGCAAAAGCCCCTGTATTGTGTCATATCGTCAAGACTAAATAGCGCGCGTAATGTCATAGTGAATCACATCCTTCCAGTCGGGACATCGTAATTGTTTCAGGTTAATGCACTTCGGCACGTCAATATCAAGGAACGGGAATATGTTATTCAACCCCGCAGGGCATAGATATTTCTGCTTGTAGGGCGTGGGAAATATCAACTTTTGTCCCTTGTGGTGCATATTAGGGCAATCACCTACGTTCACAACTTCAGCGTACACAATGCGTTCATCGAGCGGAATACCATCCCGCGTATATGGCTCTATCAAGTCCTGGTTATTGTGGCTTCTTACAAGGCAATCCACGCCATGCTCCGCAGGACAGCACACCCATATATCCTGCATGTCCGCCTTGTATAGCAAGCCCAAATAGTACGGGTACAACGAATGATACAGGTACGGGCATATATCGGCAGGGAAGATGGTCGTGTCATCGTACTCGTTGCCACGCTTATAACAGGCGTGCCATTCGCACTTCGATTCATTAGGGCATTGGGTGATACTTGTCATACCATGCCTTATCGTACTTTTGTATAAGTTCCCAATACTTGTGAGCCAAGTCCTTCTGCCATTGTTCGGGATGGTCGCCATTGAACCATGTAGCACGGGCAATGAGCGCCTCACATAACCGCCGCCATTCGATAGCTTTCATCTGCTCCATGATGAAGTCATCGTATAGAAGGTCATCGTTCATAATAGGAAATTGATCCAATCGGTGCGGTTGACGTATTGCTCCAATACCTGATTCGTCTTGTACTGATTGCATATTCGACACTCTTCCCCTTCGGGTGGTGTGTTCAGCACCCAATCGGTAACTTCCACCCGCTTGAATCCCCGCCATATCTCCTCGAATGAATGTTCATGCAGATTGCCGAAGGATAGTTCGAGCTTGTTCCACGCCCGCCAACAAGGAATCACGTCCCCGTTAGGCGCTATCACCGCTTCAAAGTAAACGCCCTGACAATAGCCAGGATAGAAGGTGTCGGGTGTTACACCTGTAACCATGTTGCTGTTCGGGAAGCGGAAGCGCACGGTGAAGTTGTCATCATTCAGCTTTTCTACGCCGTGTTTCATTTTGGCTATTTGTTCCGGCGTGTAATGTTCGCTGGTGAACTTGCGCTTGCCTATTGGCGATTTATCGTAGTATATTGCCTCCATGATAACAAGGTAATCAAGTCCTACCCACTTGAAGAAATTGACTATATTAAACGCCTCTTCAAAACTGTTTGGCTCAAGATAAACGGTGGCCATCAGCATGGTCTTGGTGCGGTGCTTGACGGCATACCTCAAATTCTCAATAAGGAGATGCCACTGCTTCTCGCCGCACCCGTGCTGTTTGGCGTACCTTACAGGGTCGCTGTCCAATACGCTAAAGCGCACATAATTCAAGCGGTCAAGCGCCTTGTCCTGAAATTCAGGCGTGAATAATACCCCGTTGGTGCTGATAGTCTGACTGATGTTCGTTGTGTTGATAGCGTCTGCCAGCTTCTTGTGCATCGTAGGATCGCCGTCCCCTTGATACAGTATCGCCTTTACGCCTGCCTCCTCTAATTCTTTCGGCAAGCGCATAAGCAGGTCATCACCCATGTGCAGCTTTTCCACCCGCGTCATAGCATAGCAGTATTGACACTTCTGATTACAGCGTCCGGTAGGGGCTATCTCTGCAATAATGGGTGGAAAATACGCGCCGTTTTCCCACTTGACTATTGCTTCAGGATGATAGAAAGTTCGCGGGGCATCATAGCCCGCCATGTATTTATTTGTAATATTGCACCGTCCTTTTTATAGCATCATCTATCCCCGTCCACGCCTCCAGCCCCAGCTCCCTTGCCCGCTTCAAATAACGGCTATCAGGGACATACACGGGCCTGATGTCCTCACCGCCATTATCCATCACCAGCCCCTTGTTGCCCGTTGCTTTGTTGATACGCCGTGCAAGGTCTAATATCGTTATTGGCTCATACCCGGCCACATCGTAAATAGCGGACTTGCCTTTTACCATGATGGTCAGCAGCCATGCCACGAGGTCGGCTATGTATAGGTAAGTCCGCACGGATGTACCATCGTGGTGTACCGTAAGCGGTTGTCCTTTTAAAGACTGTCCAATAAACCCAGCAGCAGCGTAGCGAGGAGGACACCCGGGACCAATAAAAGAATAGCAACGAGCAATTCTATAATCAATGCCGTACTCCCTCACCCAAGATTCATCCATCACCTTGTTGCTTTTAACGTCAGGATCCGGTTTATATAAGCTACCGCTGGAAGTGAACAAAAACGTCTTGACCTGCGCCCGCCTTGCAAATCTCAATACATCCCGCGTACTCGCTTGCGCCAAGTGGATGACATAATCAAACGCGCCTGTTGGGAAGCGGTCATACGGCTTTAACCATCTCTCATAATTGATATTGGCATAGTCCAGGTACGAGGTAATCCAAGTGCCGAACCAGCTACCCGCGCCCGTGATGAATATACGCGCGTTCTTCAGCGGTGTCGGGTCAAAGTGCTGACTAATCAGCATCAGGTCGTCAATGGGGTAGTCTTTCACGCCCTGCTAACTTCTTTCACAAATAAATACTTACCATTTGGAAATACCGCCGTAAGCACAGTGCTGTTTTCAGTACTTGTGCGCATATCATCAACGCCAAACAGAAGCCCCTTTTCTGCTGTTGGCATACAATATTGTCCCGCCACTCTTACCACATCACCATTTTTAAGAGTAACATCCCATTCTCGCATTGGGTTCTTTTCACTCACATTAATCTTTTTTGTTTCCATTTTTTATCCTTTCAATGTATCCTTTCCAATCCTTTTCCTGCGCCATTATGCACACGGGTATATGCCCGCTAAACTGTTTATCGCCCCTTGCTACAATATCCTTCAACGGCTCATTGAATATATTGCCGATGCTGTACTCTTGCATTACGGGGCAGGGGTTTACATCGCCCCACTTGGTTATGTTTATCATCCGCTTCATGGCGATACATTCGCCTGTTGGGGTTAGATGACTGAAAGCGTTGTACTTCTTGCATAGCGCTTC